TCAAACCGCCTCCCACATGATATTTGATTCGACCCGTACTCTGACCTGCCCTCCTTCTGAGGGTATTTCCACCTCCCCGGGCAGAAGTTCGATGAAAGGCGGGGCGTTCTCCCCGTCCATGTCCGGGGTGTAATTGGATTCCCGCTCGGCAACCTCGATATCGAGCACCAGGGATGTCGGCTCCTTCATGGGTTCTTCATAACCGTACTCTTCGCAAGTTACCAGTACACGCCTTCGGGCGGTTCCGTCAAGCAGCCGGATATCATCCGAGGAGAGCAGATCCTGAATGAATTTCAACTCTGTTTTCCTCTTGAATCCTGTATTCAGCTTCATTTTTTGCAGGAGGTCGGGCCTTGGACGTCCGGTTATATAATCACCGCCCTCTTCATCGAATGTCCGGTAGTTTTCATCATCCCCCCGGTCAAGGGAGTAAATCATTTTCCCCGGCATTTCTATCACTTCATAGCATCCCAAAGAGTTTCTGAAGAGAAATGACAGTCCGTTTTCTGACACTTCCCCGGGTGTGAAAGAAATGTCAAAGGCTTCTTCGGCTGGCACCAATACCCGGATGAATGACACGATCTGGTTATATCTGTGGAAAAACTCCCGCCGGATCTGCCCTATGTTTAAAGCATAAATTTCTCCGGCTGTCCCTTCAGGCAGTTTTATTCTGTTTCCATATTCAGATTCCACCTGTATCCTTTTGTCCGGATGAATGAAGATCAGGGGGGAGACTTCGGTTTCCCTTATCGCAATATGCTTCCCGCGGGTCCGCGTGGTAAAGAGGAATTGTGATGAATAATCCCTGAGCCGGTTCAGGATAAAGTCCATTCCCCTGCCGGCCATTTCCCTTGCCGCCTGTTTGCTGATCCCCCCGCATATCGCCTTGCCGGTGAGTGTCCGGGTCTCCCGCCCTTTTACCTCGAGCGTGTAACCGGCCATAAAACCGGATACGGGCAGGATCAGATCCTCCGAGTCCTCCAAGGGTCCGGAAGTAACGAAGGGCTGCAAGATTTCGGCAATGTCGAAATGGATCCTGTCGCCAAAAGGTACGTAGGAGGCTGAAAACACCTCCTGTGCTCCAACCCTGAGACGGATTTCAATTTCGGCCTCCCCGGAGGTTTTTACCTCAAAGGCGATAGGGTTTGCCACAAAGGCGATCTCTCCGGTTTTTCTGATAATCTCGAAACTCATACGCACTTATGAATGATCGTGTTGTTAATGGATAGCGGCCGCGTTCGGGTATTCTCAAGCAGAAAGGATCGCCTTTCCACGCCGGGGGTTGTCATAAACCGGTAAAAGTCCTCCGGGGTCTTGTCAGCCCCGTATCTTTGGCGGTAAATCCCGTAAAGCTCCCGTGTATTTTCCAGGGAGGGCGCCGTCACTATCTTATTTTGATTTTTTGTTTCCATGCTGCAAAAATGACCGTTTGGCACGGTAGTTTAAAGGACAGGATTTATATCTTTACGGCAATGACTCCCGCCCTGTAGTTTACAACCTCCTCCTGTGTAAGCCCCGGTGGATACGGTCTGTATTTGAGTTTCCCCTTATAGGTGTACATGATCTTCCTTCTGTCGGCAACATCCTGCAAGGATGGTGGCGGGTACATGTCGAAATCACCCTCTTCCGGCCTGGTCAGCACCTCTTTTGCCACGACGTCGACCCTGATGATCCCGGGCTGCTCCCGCAGCTCCTGCACCCTGAGTTCCATATCCCTGTCGAAATAGGTAAAGACCTTCCATGTCGCCTGCTGCGGAGTCATCGGCACCAATTCCTGCTCCTTGTCCAGGTCGTAGGGCTGCAAGAGTTTAAGGGAACGCAGTTTCACCTGGCAAGGGCGTCCTTTGCGCAGCGGAAGCGCGTACTTGAGGCTTTCGACCATCATCCTTTGTCCGTGCAGCATGACGGGCCGGGAAGTGTCCAGCTTCAGCAGTCCGGCCTTGTCCGGGTTCATCTGCACCGCATAGACATGATCGGCATGCCTCAGGACCGCGTCGTACTCCTTAAAGAACCGGTTAAACGCCCCGTCCTCTCCCCTGAAAACCAGTGAATACCTGTAAACATTCCCCCCCGGGTCCTGAAAGTATTCGCCTTTGGGCCCCCGGCAGAGTGAGCTGCCGAAATAATACTCCTCCACAAGGGCCCCGGCCCCTATAATCTGATTGGTTTTCCCCATGGCAAAGCAGAAAGCCAGGGGTGTCTGCTTCTTCTCCCCCTGCTCCTTGGCGGCCCCTCTGAGGGTTGTGTTGATGTTGACCGCCCCCGCCAGATATCCGGGAGTCAGCAGCCCCGTTTTAAATGCCATGGGGACACATTCGTCCTTTCCCGTTATCTCCAGGTATTCCACACCGGGGGTGCCCTTGTCCCATGGGAAAAAGTCGCTGGATATCCACTTCTTTTTCTTGTTCACGATGTCCCGCTTGTAATATCTTCCGGTGGAAGGCTGGTAGGTTATGTACAGTTCGTCGGGCACGTCCCGGTCCCCTGTAAATTCCGTAATGATCCCCCCATAAGGCTTAAGGAATTTCTCAAAGGAGTCCGCCGCCGGTTCGGCTTCCTTGAACGATGTGCCCGCCGAGAGCTTGAGCTGCTTTGCGGGCGTGTAGTTTATTTCCGGTTCCGAGGCCTTGAGCGGTGTCCAGTCGGCGGATGCCGTTGCGCCTATCGAATCCTTGAGCAGGCGTATGACGGCTTTCCGGCCGGCATTTACGTAAACCTTGGCCCCGGTACGGCAAAACAGCGCGTCCAGGAACTCGTTGACGGTACAGTCCGGCATCAAATTCCTGTAGTCGATCTCTCCGGTGACAATGGTGTCCGCCACATTGTTGAGCACGACCATCTTGCTGAGCTGGTAATCGGTGGCAAAGGGATTCTCCACCAATGTAAAGCCGTATGCCGAGAATATCATCTCCAATATGCGGGATACCTTCAGGAACGGCGATATCCCGTATCCTGCAGGCACCTTTACATCTACGGCCTGGCCCGATATGACAACCCTCTCGGTCCGTGCTTCCTTCAGCAGGGCGTATGTCTTCCCGTCCGACCCTATGGGATTGATGAACTCCGGATACTCCGTCTCTTCCAGGGGTTCAGACGCCACCTGTATGCGGAACACGTGATAATCCGCCGGGGTTTGGTAGCGCATCACTTCCTCCAGGTGACGGGCAAGGGCTGCGACGCCTTCCGGGTATTTGATGACCGGCAGTCCCGGAAGTTCCTTGAGTGATACGTTTTTCCAGGCTTCGTACATGATGCTTTCATCAAAACCGATGTTGCATACGATGCCCGACTCCGTTGACACGGAGGTGATATTGAGCTTTCCTGTCCGCCGGTAAACCCCGTCGGTCACCACCGCCGCGGCGTCCCGCTTTGGCGCATTGCGGATATCCGGGCGGTGGATGTAATCCACCATCGAAAGATTGTGCCCAGTTGCCGGCAACGTCGATGCGATCGTCTGGCTGCCCTTGTCGGTGTACATGGGCGATGTGTTCTCTATCTCCACGCTGAAATCCTGGGGAAGGTCGAATATCCCTTTCTCTGTCTGAATGGTTAATGCCATACTGGTTGTATTATTGGTCTGTTCTTGTAAATGGTTTCTCTGAACTCTTCTGTAAATCCTGTGCCGCGTTGATGTCGCTCAGCAGGACGTAACTTTTTGCCGGCCGGGAGAGATTCCTTGAGGCCCTTTCCAATTTCTCCGCCGCCCGGTTCAGACGGTCGATGTCCTGTCCGGGGCGCTCTCTCTCCGTGACCTTCCCTCCCTCGTAATACCCGGGCCATGGATTGGCCGATGTCCGGTTGCGGCGTATGCTTTCGATAACCTTTACCATGTTGACCACCCGCTTGTTCTTCATTTCCGGCACCGGAATGACGTACTCTCCCCTGTGGACGACGCCCGCCACCTCGTAGCGGTCTCCGTCCCCGGTGTAACCTCCCTGGTCATATCCCCCGGAGGCGTTCACCACCCTTTCGGCGCTTACGGGTGTGGAGCCGGACGCTCCGGAGAGCGTCATGCTCTTTACCTTTTGTCTTTCAGCATTGGCCACGGCCAGCTGGGCGGCTCCGGTTACTCCCATCAGTGCTGCCGCCACCGGTCCTGCGATCGGTCCCAGTTGCGAGAGCGCTTTCATGATGGCCACGGCCGTGTCGGCAATGATCTGGCTGGCTTTTACGGCGAACTGCACGTCGGCGTATTTCTTCTCGATCTCCAGCTTCTTCTGCGCCTTCTCCGTTTCCAGTCGTTCGACCTCCTGCGCGTTTCCCTGTGCCGCGGCGATCTCGGCGTCATATTTGGCCTCCATGTTCGCGATCTCGGCGTTTTGCAGGGCCGAGACAGCGCCTGAAAACAGGTTGGAATAATAATCGAAAGCCTCTTTCCAGAACTGTATCTTGAGCATCTTTTCGGCCTTTGCATATGCTTCGGCACCTATCAACCCCTGTTCCTTCTCCCGCTTGAGGGCCGCCATCTGCATGGCATAGCGTTGCTGGAATCCGAGCAGCCCGTACTTCTCCAAAATCCCGTTTCTGCGCTCTTCGGCACCCCGGGTTATGTTCAGTTTTGCGGTGCTGTACGCTTCTTCCAGCTCCCTTTCCTGCCGGGCGGCCTGATCCTTTGTGACAAGCTCGTTTTTGAGCGCATTGCGGATCAGTTCCAGCCGGGCCCGGTATGACGCTTCCAGCACCTTGAGCTGAAGGTCCGTTTCATCCGGCAGATTGAAAAGGTTGAACTCTTTTTTGAAAGAGGAAAGCATGGTTTCGATCGCCTTTTGCTGCGCGGCCCTGTCTTTGGCGTTGGCCAGCTCCGCCTCCAATACCTTTTGCCCGGAGAGTTTGACGGCCTGTATTTTCACATCCCCCGTCTGTAGCTCCAGGGCTTCCACATCCTTCCGGTATTCCTTCAGGATACCGAGTCTTTCCCGGGAATTGGACTCCTCCAGGCTCAACAGCAACATGTCGCGCTGCTGCTGCGTAATATGCAGGTTTGCATAATTCAATTCTATCTGTGCCCTGGCGGCCTTGTACGTATCCTCCTGTATGGCCAGTTTTTTATCCCGCTGTTCCTGTAGCAGGGCAACCTCGTTTTCATCCAGTTTCCGCTGTAACTCCAGTATTTTGGCGGAGCTTTCCGTCATTTTTGCCCGGATGTCGGCCAGCTGCCTGAGTTTGGTCCGGGCGGTCTTTTTCTCCAGCCCTTCGAGGATACCGAGCCTTTGGGTGTGAAACCTTATGTCTTCCGCCAGCACGGCCTTATTATATTGTGCCTGTGTCTGCTGCTGCCTCTCCTTGTTTTCCCGGATCTTGAGCAGCTCCTTTTCATGCCTCTCATTCAGGGCCGAGAGGACCTTGTCGGTCTGCGAGGCGAATCCGTCCGGGGTTTCCCGGATAGTCCCCAGCTGCTGCAACGCTTTAAGCTCCTCGTTCAACTGTTGGAGTTTCCGGTTTTTGGCGGCCAGCAGGGCCGGCGTCGAGGCGACTTCCCGCTCAGCCTGGGCAATCTCTTCCTTTTTGGCCTGGATAAGGTCCTTGGTTTTTGCCTCGGATTGGGTATCGACCTTAATGATATCCTGCTGTGAGGCCGTGATCTCCTGCGTAAGTTTCTTTTCTTCCCGGTTCAAGGCTTGTATCTGATCGAATTCCCTTGCAAAATAGTCATGGATGACCCCCTCCGACCAGGTGTCGGAATACCCCTTTACCGCTACGGACAAGGAATTGAACCCTTTGGCGAGCCCCAGTTTGAAACTGTCCCAGAGATTCCGGTTGGCATGGATATCCTTACGTTGTTCCTCCAGTGCCCTTTTTTCTTTCTGGATCTCCTCCAGCCTTGAGTTTGCCGAGCGTATCCTGGCCATGGACAACAGGTTGTCCGTGTAGTCCTTCACTGCGGCCGTGGCTTCCCTGGTGTTGATTGTTTCCAGCCTCAGGCCGCCAAGGTATTCCTCACTTAAGGCGTTGAGCCTTTTTATGGCCTCCATCCGCTGCTCCTTGCTTATTTTCTCGTTGCGTGCGATTCCCAGGAGGGTATTCAGTTCCCGGGTTTCGGTGGCTACGGTGTCGGCGGCCTGCGCCCGCACCCGGTGCAGGCTCCGCTCCGCTTTTTCCGTCGCCGTAAGTTCCCTGCGATAAGACACCAGCTTGTATGTCAGGGCGGCGACCACGGTGGCCACTATGGCCAGCGGGCTTATTTTGGTGATTGCATAAAAGGCCTGCATGGCAATCCGGGCCTTGTTGATATTCCCGGTAAGCACCGCCTTGGCGGCGGCAAACAGATAAGTGGATGCGGTGCATGCCTTTACCAGGATGTTGTTGGACGCCACCGAGGCATTATACATTTTCATGACGGCAGCGCTTCTGAGGATGTTTCCTCTCTGCATGGCCACAACAGAGGCGTAGGCCAGACTGACCGCCTTGCCCAGCATTAAAAGCCCGTTCCATGTTTTTTGCAGAAGAATAACCGTTTTATAAACCAGAATAAAACCGGTAACCACGGAGATAAGCGTAATGATGCTTTTTTTATGTTCCAATATCCAGAGCGCCACATCTGAAAAACCGAGCTTGAGAGACTGGAAGAGACTGCTCCATTTTTCTTGCAGAGGAAGCAGGAGCCTTCCGATTTCCATCTGCCTGTTTTGCAGCTCCGCGGCTTTTTGAGCGGCCTTGTCCGCAGCTGACACGTAATTCTCCCCCGCTTGTGCGAGTTGCCTGTCCACGATTGCAGCCACCGCTGTCATCAGGTCCCCCGTTTTGGCCATCTCCTCGTTGACCTCCGCGGCCGACAGGCCTAAGTTGTCGAGTATCAGCAGCGATTTACGACCCAGTCCGGTTATGATCGAGTCAGTCAGATAATCCACGCTCTGTCCGGTCTGCTGTGCTTTTAACCGGGCAAACTGCAAGTATTTCCCCAGGTCATCGAGCGGGATACGAAAGTCTTTGGCGCGTACCGCGGCCTGCATGAGCTCCAGGTCATTCACCGTATCTTTAGTGGCTTTCCTGAGCTCCGAAAGCATTCCCGGGCGGTCGAGTTTGTCAAAAGCGCGCCTGACACCGTCGGCGTTTGCCGCCAGTCTGATACCTTCGGACATCCAGGACCTGGCCTCCGAGATGCTGTTTGCAAAGAAGGAGCCGGCACTGGCACCTATACCGGCGAAAAAACCGACTACTGCGGATTTCATCCTGGTAAGGGATGAAAAGCTTTCTTGCTGCTTTTCGCTCTGGCGGCGCATCTCTTTTTGAGCTTCGGCCACCTCCAGGTTTACCCGGGTCAGTTGTTGTAATGCCACGGTATATTCCGTAGTGTCCCGCTTGCTGGATTGCACCTGGGCACGTAATTTCTTCTGCATGGCCACCAGTTCGGGATAAGTAGCCTTGTCCAGGTTCTCCAGTATCTTTTTCTGCCGATCGAGTTCTGCGCTGTATTGCTGGTAGATTTTCTTGTTCTGTGCGATCTGGGCTTCCAGGCGTTTGGCCTGCTCGGTATTTCCCTTTCCCGCTTCCCGCAATCCCTTAAGCGTGAATTCGTATTCCCTTGTCGCCTGGGAAAGCTGTTTCATCCCCTGGCTGTATTTAGTGGTATCCAGATAAATTTTGATACCCCTGGTTAGATCTTTGTCCGCCATATTATTCTTTTTTAGGGCAAATATCACGGATACGGTCCATGGGGTAAAGGACAAAGGGAGGGAGCATGTCTCTTCCACGCGTACCTCTCTTTGTTGTTGCTATTCTTCCAGGAACAGCCCGGCCAGATTCAGAGACATGTCCATACAGTATTCGGCGGCGATATCCGCCAGGGTGGGAAGATGTTTGCGAAGCACCGGATTGAACCAGTGCACCGCCTTACGGTTCCCCTGCCCCATCTTGCCAAAACTGGCGGGATTAGTGGTGCGTATGTTCCCGAAACGATCCCTCCACTTGCTGCCGATATATCCTCCGTGTCCGCTTGACGCCCCGTAATGCAGCATGACGCCATGCCGGGCGAAGGAGAAGCCCAGGGAGCGGACCTCCACCTTGTATTTCTTGTCGTATCTGACATTGCCATTGATGCTTTCAGACAAGGGTGTGGCACCCTTGGAGCGCTTAGGATTGTGAGGGAAGGACATACGTGCCTGGCTGCGCAGTTCGGCGGTCACGAAAATTGACCAGTTCTCACACCTGCGGTTAAAGGTCTTTACAGCCTCAATATCCTGGGAGCGGACATAACGTGCCGTTTCACTTAACGTAGAGAATTTAATCTTTGGGGCATAGTTTTTTACCCCTACGCAGGCGGGAACATCGATTCCGGCATTGCGGGCACGCTCTACCAGGCGTTTGAAATTCCTGGGTTCCATTTGGTAACGAAGTTCCAGCCACTGTCCCTGGGTCAAATCTTCTAAAGAAACTCTGTCGTTCTCCATTTTTGTCCGCCTTTATATTGAATCAAACGTAAACCCCAGACTCCATCCGGACAACTCCTTGAACAGTCCGGACTCGGGAGAGGATGTCATCTCCTCCAGGTTCAGCCGTGAAAAAATTCCGCACCGGCCATACTCCTGGCGCATCATGCTCTTGATCTCTTCAAAAGTCGGTTGAAGGCGCTTTTGTGCATCCAACCCGCGTTCCCGTTGCCAGTCGGTTTTGTCCAGAAGAAGACACATGCCGAAATTCCTTTCGACCACACAATCCGGATCCCGACTGAGGGATTCGCAGGTGGGCAGGACTACAAACAGTACAGGCAGGTCTTCTGCCCGGAGTGACTGGACATATTCATATATGTCTATATCATAGGTGACAGGGAGCATCGAACCGATCCCGGGTAACGCCTGGCTGAGTTCCCGGAAATATTCTTCATATTGCTGTAAATCTACCATAGCTGAACAGTTTTAGAGTTTTAATACCTGTTTTCTGTTTTTGCCTGTGCGGAATGACACATGCACCCAGGAGAAATCCTTCTCGTCGATCAGCTGGTCGAAAGGCAGTTCCTTGCGGATGATCTCGAAAAGCCGGCGGTTTCCCTCCTTGCTGCCTACGGTAATATCGGCGGCCTGACCCAGTAGGTGCTGGCTGGAGGTCGCCCCGTTCACGCTTCTGTTCAGCACAGCGCTCCGGTAACCGGAACTTACCCGGATGGGCTTCCCGTACTTTTCACGGAGCGGGTCGAGGACGTTTTCCACCAGCTCTGTCAGGTTGTGAACCACCTCCCCCGTAGGGGTATTGTCAATCCCGCGCGCCACGGCCGTATCGCTGTGGCTTAATTCCTTGATTGTAAAATACTTCATTGCTTCTTATTGTTATGTAACATTTCAAACCTGCATTTATAAATGTATAGCATCACATCCCAGAAAGGGGTGTCGTTTACCTGTCTGAAATCACCGAAAACACCCGATGCGGCCACGTCGTACGAGATTCCCACCCAGCTGGTATTGTCCCCTGCATTCCCCCGCCCGGATCTCTCGAACAGGATCGAGAAGTCAATGTCCTTCCCGTTGGTTGAAATGGGGACACTGTAAATCAGCTCCCAGACCGCGAGAAAGAAGATGTATGCGTGGAAGCAGACCGGGAAAGGAGGAGTGCCGGTTTCCTGAGGACCCTGTTTCTTATAAAGCAGTCTGCCTATGGAAGATATCAGTTCCCCTATACCCTCTTCATTTCCCTGCTCCCGGGCGCGCTCCATTTCCGCCATCACACCCATGCACTCGATAAACTGTCCGAAAGTAATCCCCGAGAGCATATCCCCCGGGCCTTTCCACTCCTTATAGGCGGGCAGCAGGTTCCGGCCAGTTTTCAGGCGGGCGTCGTAAACCGTCATCCCCTCCTGCGAGGTGATATCGAAGAACCCGTCCAGGGCGGGGAGTTGCGCCAAAAGTTCTTCCTGTATTTCTCCCCGGCACAGAAGAAGGCTGTGCTTCATCCCCAGAAGGCAGGAAAGCAGCTTGCAGCGCATCTGGAAAGGAGAAATCTCCCCTGCATTCATCATTAATACCAACTCCAGGTAACGGTAATACTCCTTGGGTGATAACTCCTCCAGGGAGTCCGGAATCTCTTTCTTTTGATTGTTGTATGTAATTTCTTTCATAGTCAGAATGTTATGCCTTTTGATTGAAGGGTGATCGAGGGTACATACAGATCCGGTTCGTCCGGTGCGGCGTCGAGCGCCGCGACCAGGTCCTCCAGCGCGGCAAGATCCCGCATGCCATCTTGTTCCAGGCTTTTTGCCACTGTCTTGCGCGCTTCGGCTTCCGCCCTGAGTTTTTCACGGACGCTTCCTGCAAGCTGCACCTGCACCACACCGTCGGGCAGGACCTCCACGGGCAAACGTTCCACGGCCTTGCTCATGGACAGCAGGGCCAGCGGCCGGCAGACGGCGTCTCGGAACCCCTCTGCCACCTGCTGGCCCGCTACCAGCTTTTCATAACGGCCGTACGTGATTATCGGGATGATATGCCTCTGTTGCACCTCCCGGATGATGGGTGCCAGGGTCAGAAACAGGCGGTGGCTGCCGGTTACATAGTAAAAATCAAATGCCTCCTTGCTACTCAGGAGCAATTCCGATACAGCCTTCCTTTTGGGGCTTTGTATCCAGAAATCGAACTTTTCCTGCTCCAGATATGCTATCAGGGCATCTACCGACTCATAGGCCTGACTCAGGATGTTGGCTTCATCCTTGTACTCCTGTAAGGCTGTCAGCCCTTTTTCGTGCTCCCCCAGGCGCTTCTGCCTGCCTGTGTTCCCATGCTGCGCATCCAGTGTGGGGATGATTTTCAGCCAGGTAAACAGCGCTACGGACTGCTGCACCATTCCCAACAGGCGGGTGAGCTTGCCATCCGGATCGACGCTTGCCGATTGGTAGAAGTCGAGAACCTTGTCATAAACCTCCTGCCCTATGATGGCGGTCAGGCGACGTACGCTTAAAGGTATGTACGGTTTCCATTTGGAGAAGTCCGTGCGGGCATCGATCAGACCCAGGGCGTCGACCAGTTCCTGCGTGCCGTTTGAATCTTTATCAAATATCAGTTTCATATTTTTTATCACTTTTTTTCAGCTTGCATTAAAAAATACCGCATATAAATACATGACTCTTTCTGCGTTTAGGATTATTTCGTATCTTAGCCCCGCCCAATTAATATCATAACACGAATCCCTTTTCATTGCGTAATCCGTAAAATCGGATTAAAGGTTCGGATGTACCTTTTGGGCACGTAGTGATAGGGGTTCACCCTTTTGGAAATATGCCATACGAAGAAAAAAACGGTTATGGAATCCTTCTCAATGACGGGGATACACTCCCTGTCATACCGGATGTAGATTATGACATTCCCACCGAAACAGGTGGAACGGAAAGTTTTGGTGATCAAATCCGGTAGACATTCCCGGATTCACCGGAAAACAACCGTAAGGACAAAGACCAGTACGGCAAGAACCAGTCCTGCCAGCATGAAGTTTATCGATACATTGCTGAGCCTGGCTCTTTCCGCATTTTTCTCGTTTTGGGCATCTATTTTATATTGCAGGTTCATCAACTCCCCTGCCATGATATAAGCATACTTATTGGCGAATCTGTTTTCTTCAAAATACCTGCAGTTCTTTCCGATTTGGAGGTTTTCCGGTGATCTGCCCGCCGGCATCACCCCATGTGGCCTCATAACCTTAACCACATACCAAAGCGATATTGCGGTGAAAACCACAATTGCCATGCCGGCATTGATCAATCCCATATCCCGGGTTTTATCTATTTGGGTGAGTACGTACCCGACCACCGCTATCTCTACCGCATAATATATACTGAACAGCCGGTATGCCCTGTCGGTAATCAGGGACTCGATTTCCTTTAAATCGGCCATCCGTTTGCCCGCTTCTTCGTGATAAAGCCGTATAAGCTCTTTGTCAAAGGTCTTCAATTGGTTATAGTCTATAAAAAAACGGTTCATGGATCCTCCTTTTTTGTTTTTATATATTTTCTTTCATCCTGTTTGCGGGTGATACACTCTGCTCGGATTCCACCACACTCCGGTAAAGCCCCACCTGTGTTCTGCTTCCCGGATAATTGGCCCGTATGTAGTGCATCAGCGGTTTGCACAGGATCATGTCCGGTATGGCCGTCTCACTGGCATTGTACACCTTGATGGAGTACAGTTTTTCCGACCCTGAGGACAGCTTGTTATCCATGATCAGGTTTGAGAGCACCGGATCCAGTCCGAACCCGGATGTGGCCGCGGCATCAGCCTTGTTGGCGATCTTGATCTGGCTTTCGATATAATCCCTTATTTTCTTGTCGATGGGGGTTATCGTCCAGCCCTGGAAGTCATTGGCGTCCGCATCCCAGAACCTGGTCGTGTGCATGTATTTGCCCACATTCTCCCTGCCGGTCACTCCTGAAGCGAACTTCTCCATGGCTTCATCCTTGAATTCCTCGAGCATTCTGGCCGAATAAGGCACCCCCTTACGCTTGCATATTTCCCTGATCCTGTCCTCTGCCGCGTCCCAATAGGCCTGCGGGCTCTCTATATGCAGGCTCAGTGCCGACGCGTTGGCATTATAGGCTGCCAGCAAGGGGGCGATGGTGCCCGCCAGTTCCAGCCACGGGAAAGCCCCCAGGAAACGGGGCGTGCTGACAAAGTCCCTGCAAAAGGAGTATATGTTGAAATAGCCGACCGATACCGGATGCCGGAACGGGTCCGCCGGATTGAAAACGGGATATTTGGCCAGCCTGTCGGGATCGGGGAAGGGCCAGTCGCCCACATATACGTTCTGTGGCAAATCGTGTCTGTCATCGGGATATTCGAAGCGGCATTTCCTGTAAGGGATATGTTCCAGCCTGATTATCCTTCCATCCTCTCCGATACGCGGTCCCCGGTTACGGATGAACTTTACCCAGAACCCTTGCATGTGCACCAGGTCCACCAGGCAGCGGAGCATATAGTCACGGTAATCCCAGCTCTCCAGATCCGCCTGTATGACGTCATCAAGTATCCATTTGCGGTAAAAGCGGTTGTTTTCGGAGTCGATGGCCTCCTCAAAGAAGCGGGGGCCCTCTCCCCACTGCAATCCCTGTATTTTACCCATGATACCCTCACCGCCGTAGAAGTTATCCAGCAGGCGTTGTACGTCGCCGGGAAGGTCGTTATTGGCACCCATGGGCACGATATTCACACCCGCGACCCGTATCTTGCGGGTCTGCCAGCTCTCCGGGCGGCTGAAGCTGATGGAAGAAGGAGACCATCCCTTTCCCATGGCGAAGGAGATAAGCTGCCCCTCCCCGGTATCTATAAATCCGGTATTTCCGGTTCTTCTGATTTCCATAATCTACACATAAGTTTTAATTCCGTTAAAACTGGTCACAAGAATCTGCCAGCAATTGATGGCCCTGCCCGTATCGGTATCCACCAGAAAGAGCTTATAAGAGGCATTCTCAATCTCTTCATCCGAAGCTTTCGGGCGAAGCCGGGCGTGGTTGAGCCTTACCGTATCCCCGCCGCTGTGTCGCTGGCGGTCATATTTGCGGAAAGAGAGGGAAAATGTTTCCCCTTCTTGGGAAAGGCGTTTCATCTGCTCGATGGCCGTATAAACGTTTATCCTTTGAATATCCTTTTCCATAGCGCTTTGATTTCAGGCAAACGTTTACATAGCATACGCAGCAGGAGGTAAGCACCCACGATCAGGCCGGCCGGTAAAGCGATGCTTCGGAGCAGTGATCCGGGTGCTGTCTTCCGATCGCTCCGGAGCTCTTTCCTGTTTTCCTCTTCCCGGTGTGTGCGTAGCAGCAAGGAGGAATCCGCCCGCCTGCTTTGGAAGGAGTAAACCGCCGCGGTGGACCCCGATTCCTCATGAAGCGCGGTCCCGGTAAAAGAGATCTGTTTGACGGGGGGCAATCCGGTTTGTGAGGATACCGGTTTTCCGGTGTCGAACATAACCACGATCCGGTCCTGCCGGGCTTGCCGGATGTACCCTGCCGAATCGGTCCGTATTTCGCCTTCCCGCCGCTCGAGGTTACCCTTGATTTCCACCAGGCTGTCGGACATTATCCGTCTGTCCGTTTTCTCCAGGACCGACTTGGAGCTGCCACACCCCTGGAAAAGGGCGCACAGGAGCAGGGCGTATAAAACATGTTTCATATCACTCCTTTTTTGAGGTTCCGTTAAAATAGTCCGCAATCGCCTTGGCAGCTTCCGCGGGCGTGTCTTTGTATTTGGCGATTTCCACGGCAAGCAGGGCCACGTCGGTGAGCTCCTTCTTGACCTTATCCTCCGCCTTTTCCCGTATGCTCTTGATCTCGATGGCGGCTACAAAGAACGCCCCCGCCAGGGTAACGAACGGGAACGTAGGAATATGGTAATCGTAATAACTGTTGAGAAACCAGCTGCAACCCATGTGCATACAGTCCACAACCACCAATGCCAGCAGCAGGTTATAATAACCGGCCACTTTCTTTACGCTTCTGCGATACCGGTCCGAGGTGATCCTTTCACCGCGCTGCCGGGCCTTGCGCACTCCGCTTATAAAATCCAGTATGGAGAAAACCAGCGGCGTAAGAAGCAGGCCGAATAAAATACAGCCCGCCACAATCAGTTCTGTCAATCCTTTCATCCTTTTGTTTTTTAAAGCAAATTTGCTCCTTTCAGGGTACAGGATAAAGGACAAAGCCGACATCATGCAGGTCGGTATCGGATATTAGCCGGACAGGAGCGAAAATACAGGTTTGAATAGATGTGGAAAAAATGCAACAGGCATTCTTTAAAATAATAAATTGACACATCCTAAGAGGCAACAACGGTTATATCACACAGTAAAAAAGAGGCTGGGAAAAGGCCATTTTTAAGAGGAAAAAGCTAAATTCCATCCACAAAATGAGTTTTTTTTTTCGTTTTGCCTTGATTTTTGCACGAAATTCATTTAAAACGTGTTAAAAACATCGTTTTTGGACATAAAATTTTGGTCTTCCTTTCGTTAATTTACTTGTAATAAAACAATTAACTGTTTTTACACGCGCAAACACTCGTAAAGAACACCTTCCGAAGACCGCGCCGCTCAGAAGCCGAAAGGCAATTGCCTGAGGGGCAGATGGTGAAATATGATTACATTAAAAGCAGGCAGGCAGAAGGGGTGGGAACGAAAAACCGCCCTCGGTATTTCCGGAAGCGGTCAGGCAAAACAAGGCAATTGCCTTTCTTATCCCCCCGTCAGGTCATCGAGTCCGGGCATGTAGGGACCGGACCTGCTGCGCCCGGACTTGCCCCTGATGGCACGCCTCCAGGCCCCCCGCATCATCAGGTACTTGAAGGCGTCGGAGAAGTTCGTGGAGAGCATGGGCAGTTTCTTGGGCTCCAGCTTCTCGGACTTCTTGACCTTGTAGATGATCTTCTGCTGTCCCTTGTAACGGATACCCGCCGGCGCCTTTTCGATACTGGAGATGGTCTCGCGACAGTTCACCGCGTCAACAAGCAAAGTGGGGAGGGCGTCGTTGTCGCCTGTCATCAGCTCCTGCATGAAATCGTACTCTTCATCCTGGCGGATATTGGACTGTTTGCGGCTCATCAGGTTGACGGCCCATCCCGTGCGGTTACCGTCACCGTCTATCTCGATGGCCTGCTTGAGCTTGCGGGCATAGTCCTCTTTCTGCTTCTCGAAGTTATTGCCCGCCCGGTCGTAATACAGGTTCAGTTCCTTCTCCTCATGGTTAAGGAAGAATGCCAGGAACTGGTCGGCCAGCTGCCTGAACCATCCGGGAGGAAGCTCGTAAAAGTTCTTGTGAAGGCGGTACAGCGGTCCGTCCTGCTGTCCTACTATCAGGGACAGCTGGTTACCGAAGTCCACGCCGCTGTCGATGGGCTCGCCGCGCCTGAGGAAACGCAGATCCAGGCAGCTTTCCGCAGGTTCTCCGTACCGTGTCCCGTCGGTATACTTGTGCCTTTCCCCGAAAGCGATATAGAAGCGCGTGTCACGGCGAAGCCCCGGACGCATCCCCACTACAGACTTAAGGAAGTCGTGGAGTTCGAGCGCCCCGTCGAGAAGGCGACGGACGTACTCAGGCGTAAGGATGTCGATGTTGGTAAAACTCGAGGCGTTGATGAAGTAGGTCTGCCCCTTGCGCATCTTCAGCAGCCCCGCCTCGTACCAGGCGATTTTCTTCTTAAGAGCCCCGCAGTCCGTCCGTGTCCTTCCCGCTTTTACCAGGCGGACGCGCAGGCTGTTCAGCTCCGCAGCCGCCTGGGCGATACGCAGGATGCGCTGAGGATCGACCAGACAGACGTAACGGAAGTACCAGTCATACTCACCCTCCAGCACGTCGGGCATGTCGGTGGTAATGGTCACCCCTAGAAAATAGTGGCTGCATCCGTAGCGTATGGCATCCCCGCGCAATACGGGCATGGCCCGGTTGACTTTATTGTCGGGGGCGTATTTGGATTCGTCGAAGAACAAATGAACGACCGATTTGCCCGCCAGAAGGGAGGGGTGGTCCAGGGATCCCAGAAAGATAATGCATCCGTTGAAGAAAGAGACCGTGTTCTTGTAATCGTCGACGATCACGCTGCAACGCCTGCGCCAGGATTCCGGTGGCCGGCAGGACGATACATAGTGCACGCCTTCATAGAGTCCCATCAGTTCCCAGCCGGTCTTGACGGCCGGCATGATATTATCCCTTAAGTTGGTATATGTATTCCCCACGAAAGCCAACGGCGCACCGGGCATGTCATACACGCAATCGGCCGAACGCCGCGCTTGTATGACGGTACTCTTGGCCAGGCCGCGCCCGCCGACGACAACCAGGTTGGTGGTGTCTATCCAGTCGGTGATGACCTTGATGATATGGGAGTAACGAACCTCCACATCATCGGTGGGGTTATTGTGCATCCTGCCCTCCGAACTCTTCCGCATCTTCCAACATCCTTTTTTTCAGGTCGAACTTCTTTATGCGTGCATCCTCCTTTACCCTCTCACGTACCACGGAAGGCACCTCGGGAATGGAGTCGATGAACGCCTCCAGCTCCTTGCGGTCCGTATCCGGAACACCCATATCGGACCGGTCACATGTATAGATCACCACGGGTTTCCTGTTTAAAAGTTCCTGGGGGATCTCCTGTTCGTCACATGCGAAGCGCAACCGGAGCCTGGCCGCCCGCTCGAGTATCCGGGAGGCTTCCTCCCCCTTGCCCGTCAGGAACATGGAATCGGCCCACTTCTCCAGCTTTTCGGCATAGAGGTTGGCAAAAGCCTGCGGGCGTATGTTTTCCTGGCTGTAGAAGAAATTGACGGAGTCGGCGTATACCTGCCGTGCCATCCAGTCGGAAAGCCCGTATACCTCAGACTTGAGCAGCCGGATGATCCCGGCTTTTGTAATTACCTTGCCGTTATACCTCATACGGGCACGCAGTCCGCGCACCATCTCCATCAGGTCGTAATACGCCCGCTGCTCCTCGGGAAGCGAGTCCAGATCACCGGTGGCGAGGATACGCCCTATCTGCCCGATATCCGCTTTTTCAAAATCCACCCTCGAGGGCTTAACCAAATTCGTCTTCATCGATTTGCTTCACTATTATTTCAAAACTCCTGCGGCCACGCACTTTCTCCAGCAGTTCCATGGCATCCAAATCCCCTGAAAGTGCCTGTTCTTGCAGTTTTAGCTCCACTCCGGCCCCGGCCTTCAATGCTCCCTGGCGCATAAGGGAATACACGGTGGTCCCTTCCCTTCCGGCGTCAAAGACAAAGATCTCCGCATCCAGCCCCAGATAAGAGGCGATATCGTCCGGAGCATATCCCAGGGAGGCCATGCGCTCCACCTCCTGGCGGAGTTCAAGGTCCAGGAAAAAGGTGTCCGCCGGCAAACGCTCCATATTATTCATATAAATTCATTAAACGGTTATTACAAGAGAGGATCTCGTTATCCAGCTTTCGTGCCTGCATGCCCGCTTCACTGCGGTCGCAGGGATGAAGATAACGGGTCCCCATTTTCAGCCAGGAGGCCCTTTTGATTTCCAGCCTCCGGCGATGAAAAATCAGTTTTTTTTTCTGGATTCCATTTCAGCCTCCAGCAGATTTTTGCGTTCCGTCCATTTGAGGGTCTTCTCCATGGCCTTGGCCCTCTTTTCTTCATCCGGTGCCTTTTCGAGTTCGTTTTTTCCCTTGGATATGTTAGACTTGGCATTACCCAGCTGCTTGGACAGTTCCAGGTCCGTCAGGGAGGAGATTTCCTGTTTCTCCCTGGCCTGCCGCATGGCCTGCGCCTTTCCGAGGATTTCTCCGTTATTCTTATAATACTCCAACTCTTCCCACATTTGGCGGTTCTCCAGGAAGTTCTCCACGGCCGTTTTAGCCCAAAGGTAAGTCTCCCCGGTGGCCACGTCATCCGGTGTCTCGACCAGCATGCGGTGGCTTTCCCGATAGAGGTCATAAGCGGAGAACATGTCCGCTACGAGCACCTTGAGTTCGTCCGGACAGTCAGGTTGTCTCAGGAATGGAAACTCCTCCCGGAAGCGGATGGCCTTACGGACGGTTTCCGGTGCCTCCGAGTACTTGCTTTGTGCGTTTTCGAGTTCTTCCTTCAGACCCCGCACCTGCTCCGTATCCGGACTTTGGGAGAGCCGCTCTTTTACAAAATCGTCGCTTACCAGTTTTTCCACCGTTACCCCCAGGCGTGAGGCAAGGGCGATAAGCAGGTCGTCCGCATACATCCTGACAGGGGCAGGGCTGACAGGCTGTTCCGCCTTCGACGGAATATGGTGCGCCTTCCTGTGCATGCCGGCAAATTCCGCCTCGCTCATGCCGGAAAGCTTGCGCAGCTCCTCGATAAGGGTTCCCCTTGTCATCTCACACTCCCCGAGCTGCCGGAACTTGGCCTTCAGCATACGGTTGGGACCGAACTGCTCATACAGGGCTACCCCTTGGGAGTAATCACGCGGTCCTTCTAAATAGGAAATGATTTGCTCTTTCATTGAATTGAATTTTAAATGATACGCCGTAAAGATACCCGATACCGGCTGCGGTACAAAGGACCGAAAAAAGGCAATTGCCTAAAAAGACATTATACAAAAAGACGTTTATTAAAACCATTCTTCACAAAAGGTATTGTTTCATGAAATTGTCATTTATACGACATAAAATCAACGGCTACCTCCTATATGTCGATGAAAAATTTCCATAATTCAATAAATATAACGTAATTTGCAAACAAATACAAATGATAGCTGTTCTGATGAAAACTATAAATACTCCCTGTGTATGAGAATCAACGCATTGTCTGTAGCTAATTATTTTATAGAATTGGCTCATATGGATGGGCTGCCTATAACCCAACTGGGTCTAATGAAGCGTGTTTATGCCGCGCATGGCTTCTCTTTGGCATTATTGAATTTTTCTCTCTTGGATCATAGGTTTGACCATGTGGAAGCGTGGAAATACGGACCCGTAATCCCATCGGTCTATCACTCCTTTAAATGTTATAAAAACAATCCCATAACCACTAAAACAATTATTGTCGAATGGGATGAACGTACCAGAAGTGAGAATTACATAACTCCTGAATTAAATGACAACAGAGCCCGAAGTATCGTTCAAACGGTTTGGAACAGATACAAAGATTACAGTGACAGCGAGATGGTTGCTTTAACCCATAAAGAGGGAACTCCATGGGCTTTATGTTATCAAGAAGGAAAGAATAACGAAATTCCAGATGCTTACACCAAGCTATATTACGAAAAGTTAGTAAAAAATATTGTAAATACTTGATAAGAAATGGAAGAAGGGAAAATCCCAGAAAAGCTACGATCTATACTGGACAAAATAAATTTAGAAAGTTCTAAAAATGAACCTAAACAAGAAGAACGTACTGAAATAAAAGACGATGAGATAGAGCTAATTCGTAAACGGGAGGAAGTAAAAACTATGACTGTTGCCAATAAAATTCGCAACGAAGAGCTGGAGAATAGAAGGCAGGATCGGGCTCAACGCAAGGTTTACGCGGACAATCTCTTCACTTTCCTGTGTTTTTATATGATACTGGTATTCTTTATATTGTATAAAAGCGGAAGCCTGTATAATAGTTTTGAGTTAAGCAATTCCGTCATTATTGCCTTAATAACAACCACTACAGCGAATATAATTGGTATTTTTGCATTTGTGGTCAGATACTTGTTCAAGACTCCGGACGACAAAAACAATCGATGAATTTCTACTTACATGATTAAAATCAGGAGTTAAAGAGACAGGTTTATTATATACTAGGTTGCACACTGCTTTGAGTAGGGGGGCCAAAACAGTAACCCCCTTTACAATCATCTATAACAACTTTCGTTGGGTTTGAATAACCAAGTGTTTTTGCTACATCAGATAAGCAAAACAAAGATTCATTGCTTTCATATATAACAATATCCAAATTCCCCAAACTACTCGCTTTGGAAAACTTGGATATTATGTTCTATGTGACCGATTTAATAATCAACAACAGGAGAAACCAACAGCGGCAATACCTGAATGACATTAAACCTCGAATCTCGACTGTTCCACACACTGGATGGCTCCCCCGCCGGCATCGAAGGCCTTGAAAGTAATCTGGCTGCCCGGTGAAGCGGTGAACGTCTTTCCGTTTTTCAGCATGAAAACTGTCTGTCCTGCCTTTTCGATTGTAGGAGCTACGCCGGACACCACCCCGAGCAGGGTGAACAGGTCGCCGTGTTTGGCCCCCTTAATGGTAGCGATCTTGGCCGCCCCGGCGCTTAGCTGGTACTGCCCGCGGCCTTTAAAGGGAATTTCCGTAGCCGATGCGGGAACAGTCGCCACCGGCTCTTCGTGTGGGATGGTGCCTTTATAGATACCGATATCGTCTCCTTTGCTTATCTGCGTGAAGGTGAACTCCGAGGCGTTGCCATCTTTATTTCCGGTATAATTGACCGACATTTCCAAAGGGTTGCAAGGGGAACCCAGGATATCCGGATCCTGCCCGTTGCAGTATTGCAGGATAGCTATGCAGTGGCGTCCCAGCCAGTTGGTCTTGAACTCACGAACCTCCTGTTTGTTACCCGGATGTTTTCCCTTAACCGAAGGGGTGAAGCCCTTGGCATCGGTTTCCCCTTCACCGTTGGAACTCAGCTCCACAGTACCGGGAGTTAAATACAAGTCCGTGGAGTAAGCCGACGGCTTTACCGCGATGTTACCCTCCAGCACCACTCCGGCACCGTCACGGGGAGGGAAATAGACCAGATCGTCGATGTCGATCAGGGTGAGCACGTCTTTGGGGTTGATACCGTTTCCGGGATTGCCCACCGGTCTGGGAACGGAAGTCTTAACGTAATTATTCATATATCTCGATTTTTTAAGTGATGAAAAACCAGGGGGATCTCCCCCCTGGTGATAAATTATCAGCCGCGGGCCACTTCATAGAATTTTCCGTCATCAGCCTTTACCAGACTGATGAATTTCCCCGTACCAAGGGTCATCTCTGAGGTAAGCACAAAGTTGCCTCCCGTAGCAATCTTGCTGGCATTCTTATCCCCATTTCCATGAATGGTATAGGTCTTGCCGGGAACAGCGTCGGTAAAATTCGTTATTGCGGTAGGAGCTGTATTGGCTCCCGTTACGAAGACGTCACCTCCCTTAAGCGATGGGGTTGCTTTATCATCCGGGAATTGAAGGGCTCCCGTAGCTCCCGTCTCACGGCCCAGTTCGATGAATTTCCCGTCCTGGCGTTTCATCAGGCGGATCATATCGCCTTTCTTGGGTTCCCAGGCCGCGGAGATCAGGTCGAATTTACCGCTCTTGTCAATCTTTACCCCCTTGTTCACGCTTCCGCATTTCAGGGTAATGACACTTCCGACCCCGGCATTCTCAATGTCGGTAATTGCCAAAAGGGTCGTATTGCCGGCCGTCACGATCGAGGTATGGGAGCCGGCCGATGGCTGGGCGTCCTTGTCAGCTTCCACGAAATAGGAAGCCGGGCGGTCGTACTCGTTGCAGAAGATCATCTGACGGGTATAGTCCATATCTTCCTTTTTAGTGTATTTGAATCCGACGGCATAAGCCCACACGGACTCTTTCCAGTTACTCCATACCTTCAGCGTCCAGTCCTGCTGCTCGATGTTGAACCGGGTCATTTCGCCGCTCTGGTGCTCGAACAGGTGTATGTTACCCTCCATAGTCCAGAAGATGCGGTGGTGGTTGTCAGCGTTGGGAACCGGTATGAGCTTCACGGACGGATACTCCTTCACAAACATGATACCCGCCTTATAGTCCTGGTTCTGGCCATAGTGCATCTCATTGTATTTATGGTACCACACGACCATGTGTGAGGGCATATACAGGGCCAGGGAACCCGAGTCGCGCAGGACCGCAGGAATCATGGAGGTGCCCAGGTAGATCTTCTCACCGATATTTTCAGGAGAAAGGGTACCCAGTTCAAAGGGTTTTACCTGGTAAACCAGTTTGCCGTTATTGATGTCAATGTGTCCGTTCACCTTCTTGCCCAGGAATTCGTACAGCCCGTCGGCAGCCTCCATCGCACGTCCGGGCTTGTTCAGGTCCGGTTCTTTACGGACGCCGTTAATACGTCGCTGTTCGCGTTCATTGTGCAGCTTTTTGGCAGTCTCGGCCAGAATGTACTCGATGAACGACCATTTGATGACCTGCGAACCTTCCTTGTTATAAGAACCGATCCATGATTTTTCAAGTGCCTTGAGGTCTTTGAACTTATGCGCGAACATGACGCTCGACATGCGCAGCGTTTCATTGTCGAACTCGTAATTGCCTTTCGTTACATTGTCGAAATCACTGGCGGTATTGTCAGCCTGGGAGAACTCACCCAACCAGATGTTTGTCAGCACGGCCAGGTCCTGGTATCCCGATTCCAGCGGGAAGATACTCTCGATGGAAGGAAGCAGGGTCAGGAAAGACTGTAAACGCTCCTGCCAGGGGATGCGGTAGAAGGCTCCCAGGTCCTCTTTCAGGCGGGAGTAATCGATCGAACTGGCAGTGGGCACCTGAACGGTCAACCCCTTGCGGTAAAGCATCTCTGCGCGCAGGCGCTGGTTATAAGGGCGATCCATTGCGAACATCTCCCCCGAGAGGCCGCCCAGTTGTTTTTCGTCATCCCAATTCATAACAATATCTTTAGCGTCCGGTTCCAGACGTGCATGCTGGGAGCCCTTCCCCCCGTCCTGCTCCGCAAGGCCGGAAAGGGCCTGGATCTTGGTCTGCAAACCGGTGATTTCTGTTTGTTTGGCGGATACCTCCTGTGAAAGTTCCCCTTTCTCTTTGGTAAGCACGGCGATTTCCTCCTGGGCCGTAACCAGCTTGGCAGTCATATCAGCCAGTAATCCCTTTGTTACGGCATTGGAGAGATCGGCATGGGAAGCGCCACCTTTCGTATCCGAATCCCCGTTTGAGGAAGAATCTTCCGGAAAGCCATTTTTAAGCGCCTCACAAAAGCCTGTAATAAAATTTTCATCGAAACTCAATGCCTTGAGTTTCTGTTTTTGCTCCTCCAGCAGAGAATCTTTTTGGTTTGAGTCTTTAGTCCAAGCCTTGATACCCAGCAGATCCATTATGACGGGAGCATAATGTGCGAAATAATTTTTCATAAACAAATTTACTTTTATAGTGAGTATTAAATCATCTTGTTAGCCCGCTTTACGGTTTTCTGGGCGGATACCCACAGGATGGCATCCTCCAGGCTTCCGTAGGCATCCACATACCCCTTGGCCAGTGCCGTATCGGCAAAGAAAGTCTGCCCTCTGAACAGGGGATCCTGCGCGTCATACTTCACCCCCAGATTTCGGGCGATGGTCTGTGCAAAAAGATGGTGGTAAAACGACAGGTTCTCTTTAATTAAGGTGTCATCCTGCTTTTCTTCCTTGTCGCGATAGGCGCGGTTCTTCAGGTCCGCACTGTCGGGGTAAATGTCCTCGATCTCAATCCCCATTTGCGCGTAATACTCCTTGAAGCTCTGGAAAGTGTAGACCACCCCGCAGGAGCCGATTTCATCCATGGGCGAGGAGACGAATCTGCGTGCGCATGCGGAAACGAACCAGAAATGCGCCGAAGCGCATACGCCCGTGATATAGGCCACTATGGGTTTGGGGGACTGCCATATAAGCTTTTCCAGGACATCCACACGCGTAATCATACCTCCGGGCCCGTTCACAAACAGAACGACACCCGATATGCGGTCGTTGGCCATCGCGGCGGAAATATATCTCTCCAGCCGGTAGGTCTCCCAGCTATACAGCACGCCTTCACAGGTAAGCACCACTACCGCTCCTTGAGGGAGGGAGGCGTCATCCAGTTCCCATCGGTCGGCTACATAAGGGACGGCGGCATAGGCCTCTATACGCTTGGCCCCCAGATATTGTTCCACCGACGCCAGGTTGCCGTTTTTCAGACCGGGCAACAGAATGGAAAGGAGCTGGTGGTATCTCCTTTCCTCAATGGCCCACTTATCGAAAAAAAATTGCTGAATCTTATCCACGGTTTCTTTTTTAATGCAAAAGAAACCTTTTGCAAATCCTTTAGAAAGGACTGTGATAGGCCTCGATATAAACCTGCTTACCGGATAACTTGCACTGGTATTTGCCCGAAACAATGGAAAAAGTAAGTTTAAGTGGTGTTTGCGGGCTGCCTGAAACAATACGCTCTCCCGCTTCATTCGTATAAATGGCCACCAGGTCCTGAAGGCTCAAGGCAGACAACAGCTCCTGGTTGTCCGGCCCTGTCAAGGCAACCTCGAACGTATGCCCTACATTATAATATATAGTTCCTGAGTCCGCCTGCTCGGATTCGACTCCGGGAGTGAATGATCCCGGAATAACAGGAATGCGATAAGAACCATCCCGCACGGCAATAAAAGCGCGCGGCAGGATGACTGCAAAATCACCGATACACTCCACCGGAACCAACTCCAGATCACAAACGGGGGTATAGGGTCTTTTTATTGTTTTCATATTGTATAACTTATTGATTTTCAAATACTCCGCATTTTTCCGTCAAAAATACGTCAAAATTCCGTCATTTTTCCGTCAATTTTACCTCCTAAAAAGGACAATTAACTACGCTTGGTAGGTGAAATATATGCTACTTTTTCTTGTAGGGCCGCTTAAGGCTGGAACGTCTTACCCGGTCACGCCAACGTTGGTAGTCTTTCAGGAGCGCGTCCTCGCTTAAGCTGTCAATGCAGTACTTCTTCATAAAGCAGTGGACTGACTGAAGCTGGTCGATACCGAACCGGTGCTTGTTCTCGTCAATAAAATCATGAAGTTCGGCGCGCATCATCAGCTTTAGCTTCTTATTGATGATCCCCTGGCTGCGCTGGCCCAAGTAGTTGAAACGCTCCGGGGATTTGCCACCGGGGACGTCACCCTGCCTGCGGTCCGGCAAGACGATCTCAAGATTGCCATTATCCCGGGGACAGTTAACCGGGCGTTTTTCCAGCAGGTTATAAACCAGATGGTAAACATCCAGATGGTCCGCAAAGCGGACGGGCATGCTGCCTTCCGGATCGGAAGAATATTTGGCGTAGCAATATTGAGCCAGGTGCGGCTCTACTGTTATTTTCGTGGTTATCATAAGTTGATGGTTTTGTTTTTACTTGTTTCTTAATTTGATATAACCCATTTCTTCCAGGGTCTGCAGTTCCTTCATATCCTCCGGTCTCACATCGGCGGGAGTTTCACCGTTAATGGTCATACCCTCGGGAAGCCTGAATCTGTCACGGATCCGTCGGCGATGGTGGGCGGTGGATTTCTTCTGCCAATAGATGACGACTTGCATGGTTTACAAGGAGGCTTTGGCCTTTACACGGGCCTGATAGACATTGTAATCACACAGGTATCTGCCGACAGATTCCGCCGCCGCTTCCACTCCGGGCGGATTGTTTCCGAAGAGTAAGTTGATGGCATCCGGATCACCGCCCCAGGCCTTCCATAAGGCTATCGGGTCATATCCTGATGGCAGACAGGGGAAAAACTCCAAAAAAGCATTAAAGTCGGCCTTGGCCCGTTCACGTTTCACGGCTATACCCTGTACGCCCAACACAATACCGGCGGCAAAATCCTCCGTTCTGGAAAAGCCTTTTTCCACAGCCCGGGCCATCCGCTCTGTCTCTTTGCGAATGATCACTTCACGGCGTTCCTTGCAGAAATCCGATAGGGCGACCATGACCGCCTGATTGTTTAGGCTCTTTCCCCAGACAAGCTGCCCGCAACTTCCGTTCTTAAGGCGGGTAAAGAAAATGCAGAGCTCGGCCAGGTTCAGGAACCAGTATCCTGAAAGTATCGCCAGCGCGGTTTCCGCCATCTGCTCGCGGCTCAATTCAACGCCGGCGTACTTCAGAACGGATTCCAGATGGCTTGTGATAATCCGAACGGATGTCGAATTACCGAAAACTACGCCCACATCAGCCAATGTAGGGATTTCTCCACTTGCGGCGACATCGTAAAGTGGGGCGCCCATGTTCAGTTGGGCAATTGTCCCACCCCATTCATCCACCAATTGAGAGACCGTCGATCCAGCTTTTAACGAGATCTGGAGAGGCGTCAGCTCCTTCTTTCGGACACAGGGTTTCTGTAACTGAGACGGGCTCAAAACCGCATGCAGAGTGGTTTTTACTAGTTCTACTTCCATCTTTTTTTAATTTTTCAAGTTCAATATTCAACCAATTTGCAAAATGCGACATGGCGTCCCTGGGGGACTTAGTTGTCTCTCCTCCGTTTTGGAGCTTACGGAAGAACCTGTCCAGAAATTCATAAAACAGTTCCGGGCTGAAATCCGGGTAATCCAGACGGATGTTCATGCAAAATTGCTCCATCCACGGGATATTTGTTCGCAGTTCCTGATAACATTCCGTTAAAGACTTGTCCAGAAAAAGATCGATTCCGGATATTTTCCCCTCATGCGCGGGAGAGGGAGGGAAATCTGTTTTAGTTTCTGTTTCTGTTTTATTATAGTCTGGCGCATCGGCTGGTGTATCCCCTGGTTGGTCGACTGGCACATCCCCTGACTTTTGGGCTGGCGGAACTACTGGAATATCTCCGGTAGTCTTACCCTTTCCAGGCGGCTCGTCTTTAAATTTCCTGGAAAAAGAGTATGAACCGACCGAACGTTTGCTTTTTCCTGATTTATAATAAATCAGTCCCGCATTAATCAGGGATAAACGCGCCCGGACAAGGGTCTTCTCGTCGATATTCAGGCTGAAGCATAGTTCGATGTTAGAGCAACTGAAAACGTCCTCCCAGCCCTCGCTATTACAAACGGCAACTAATTCGTAGAACAGTGCCTGCTCGGTAGCGGTTAGCCGATTACGTCTGCGTGCTTTACGCATCTTTTCTGTTAAGCTATATCCGTCCATGTGGTTATTTTTTTTATTCATTTGAAGTATAATTATCTTTTAGATACAGTGCTTTCCTGACCCAAAGAGTGTTATTTAGTCAATTCCGACGTATCCACCCTCTGTAAAGGAGTGAAGTGTATTTGAAGAAGATGATTCATTTTCATTACAATCTAAATTGTTATTAGCTAAATTTGACTCATAGTTTCCGCGAACTCTTTCTCAAAATCAAGCGATTCCCCGGAAATATTTGCAAGAGTGGCTCTAAGCATAAAGTTGCGAAAGGCAATTTGACATTTTTCTTTTGTTTCCTGCTTTACCATCTCGGCAGCTTCTAAGGCGTGTTTTTGAGAAATAACGCCGATATACTCGTAGTAACCACCTGCTACGTCTGTGCGCTCTGCAATATATTGCTGCACTGCTTCTGATATTGTTATTTTACTCATATCTAAATTGTTATGATTCTGATAAATATCTTATAAGATCATCCTTGTCTCTAAAAAGTTTTTTATCCCATTGTGGATAATTGTTTCTCGGCACACTTAATCCGTCAGAAAGTTTGTATACCATAAAAAAACTGCGATCTGTATAGGATATTTCAATAGTAATTTTGCTTATAGTGGAATGACAGATATTGTCTCCACTTAGATAGCATACACTATCACCTACATTAAACTCTGTATCTATATTCATATCTTATTTTTTCTAATCTAAACTTCGGTCAATAAAGAGCGCGCCAAGAGATAAAATCAAAGTGTCGAATTTTAAAATTATCATATAGAAAGACGCGCTCCTTACTTTTTATTTCTATTTTTGCCATTGTCGAATTTTAAAAATTATCACCATGAAAAAATTTATTGAAGTTTCAACAGAAAATGGCAAATTTCTTGTGAATGTTAACACTATCAGTTGTCTGTACACTATAAAAGACGGCCGTACGCGCATTACACTCACAGCGCCGTCGTCCAAGGGGGACATCTTTATTAACGCTCAAGAATCTTACGAAGAAGTTAAGGCTTTGATTAAGGCTGCTCTTTAACCCACTTGTAGATCTCGTTGGCGGCATCGATAGCCTCTCCGCGAGATAATTCGTTTGCTGCCAGCGTTATGCACCATTTGCGCAATTTTATATCTTTGCGCTTTCTCAAATACCGGATAATTTTTTTTATCATAATCGTAATTTTAATATTTAACAAGTTTATTTTCTGAAAAACATATCTCCGCTTATGGATTTGGCGGTATCATCACCCGTTAACCGTATGTACCGGAAGAAGTTATGCTCACTCCGGTGTCCGGTGAGTTTCATGATCTCCAATGTTTTCATGCGGCCGGTCAGATACATATTCGTGGCAGCCGATCTCCTGGCGGTATGACTGCTGATTAACTCCCATTTCTCTTTAGTTACCGTATGCAGTTTCCCGCCTTGGGTAAATGAATAGGAAACTTTGTCAGTCAAGCCTATTTCACGCATGATCACCTTAAGATATTTGTTGAAGTGTTGGATACATAGCCCTGTCGGAATATCCCCGTCGTACTTCTCAAATATCTCTTTGACATAATCATGTGCAGGAACCTTTACATCCACATTCGTTTTCCTGGTACGCTTGACTATGAAACATCCTTGCAGGTTGTCTTGGGTCAATGTCGAGTAATCCGAATACCTCAGGGCGGTCAGACAACCGATGACAAACAAGTCCCGGATTCGCTCCTTGGCTTTGCGCTTGTCCTGTTTGGCGAACTTGTAATAGTAGATACGGGTGATCTCGTTCATACTTAAAAAAATCGCATTCGTTGGCTCTTCTTTCATGTCAATTTCATCATAAGTGGTATCCACGGCGTAGTTATATTGCGATGCCCGCCGGATAAGCGACTGGAGCTTCTGGATATATCCTACAATCGTATTATGTCGTAGCCCGCAATTCTCAAGATAGATTATGAAGTCATCCAGAAACTCGGCTGTAACCGAATTGGTGAAAATATCACAGTCGTATTCTCTCGAGAAATTGTCTACGTGCTTTATGATGGCATCATAGACTGCGGCATAGTGTGCAGACTTTCGTCTGGAGCGCTTTTCAAGCATTTCCTGGGCAAACGCGGTAAAATAGATGCCTTCCAGTGGTTTGCTCTGGCGAAAATGGTTGATATAGTCCTTTCTGGGTTTAACCTCGCAAGCAGGACTGACAAGGGCAAGCATGACTCGAGACGTTTTATGCTGTTGAACCGTATGGGTACACATCCACAATAGTCGTTTCCGTAACCGCTCCTATCTGATAATCGGCCATAGTGTCTTTCATTCCCTCGTCCAGCTTCCTCACGGCGTCACGCAGGTCGGCGGCCTGTACCAGCACAAAGGAGGCGGTTTTCTTCTCGGCGCCGCTCTTTTCGTCCAGGGTGATAAAAAAGAGCCTGCATTTAAACCAGCGGTCCGCCGCTTCTTCATCACTGACAAAAAGTTCGCTGTAATTGGCGCGTTTAATGTCCGATACCGTAAACTCTCCTGTTATAAACGGGGTTACCTCTTCAATAATGCGTGCTTCCGCTTCCGTAAAACTCAAAGCGTCTACCAGATAGGGCTCGGTAACTTTCTGAATCATTCCGTTCTCCATCATTTTCTCGTAGCGGATCTTGCATTCAAACCAGGTGTGCATTGCCATATCATTCGATTTTTAATTGCTGTTTATTTCTTTGGTATGCTGAAGCTTTCAGTGACTTGCATCTCCTGCACTCGGAACTGAAAGTAAAGTATACCTTCTCTCCTCTCTTCAGGGTTCTGGGATAAAACCGGTGAACGCCATACCACTCACCGCAAACGGAGCACTGTTTCATCACGTGACCGTCGGACAAGGTACGATAATTGCCTCTTTCCCGCCGTCGGACCAGCTCGCAGCCGGCGCACTCTTCATCCGTGAGCTTATACCTCCTGCAATGGGACAGAGATTTCTTTCCGCATTTGGCGAATGCCTTGCAATCGATACGGGGGATGGTCTGGATGATATTCATAAGCTGATCATTTTAAGCCTCCCGCTTCGGGGAATCCGAATCCCGGGGACTTCTCCCCGGGGAGTGGTTTGCAAAATATAAAACTTAACCGGGGCACACTCCCGACGGCATCCTTTAGTACCGGCATTGGTTATTGTTTAACATGTTTCCTGCATTTAAGCAGGACTCCTTTCATGATGCAAGTTTTTGTTTGATCAACCTTGTGTTCTTTTTCACAAGCCCTATGATCCGGTCATGGTATTCAGTGTTCTGGTTACAGGCTCCTCGGGACTGTACGACATTTAAGGTTTTCAAGTCAACCTCAATTGTCTCGATACGCTTGTCACCAATGCGGGCGGAGAGAATAAGGGATTCAGGCTTCAGGTAATAATTATTCGTAAATACGCAGTGATGAAGTGCATCTCCTTCCTCCATGACTTCCCGAACACTTTCAAGTACCCTCACTTCAATAAACCCGTCAGTAAATCGCAACCCAAAAAACTTAGCTTTGAGGGCTCTAAATTTAGCTTCGTCTTCAATTGCCCTCTTTCGTTTACGTTCAGCTTCTTCTTTTTCCTGAAGTTGCCGTTTCTTAATGACCAACTTATCGTGTTCTTTCTTAAGATTATCCGGGCAAACATAGTGTGCATTATGCAGGTCTTTGTGGAAGTACCGAAGCAAATCAAGATAATCAAACCATATTTTCACATCCTTTATCCTGTATTTGTTTCTTAGGCATATCTTTATGGACGGCCAATAACGCTCAATCTTATATTTTTCATTTGAAGCATACCCTAATAGTTCGTACCTCCTTGCCTTTAGCAATGTTTCCATTTTCGGGTTATCAGGAATCATGTTAATAGCTTCCAGTGGCGTAAGCCCTTGCAATCTGTGGTCTATACCGTAGCGTCCTATATCCGGACGGAACTCAGAATCAGGATGCAGCCTGGAAGGATAAATATCATACCTGACACCGGAAGAATAGTAACCACGTCTATGTTCAACACGTATCTCCATATCTCCGCCCCAGGAATCACAATACCAATTCACAGTGTGATTCAATGCGACAACCGTATTCTTTCCATCTTGCCGTATCCAGTGTTGGAGTACCTCATTAATAAAGTATTTTGGAACCGCACCGGCTTTATAGTACGCCCGAATCTCAAAATTCCGAATTACCTGAAACTCCCCATGAATCTCAGCGATCGCAACATACCTGCTCTGTTTGTCTGTAGTGCATCTTGATTGCTCTACTTTCAACTTTGCCCCACAGTGAGGGCATACAGCCAGTTTACGCCTGACAATATCCGGGGAGAACCTCTGGCCGCAGTCCATGCAAACAACCCGTGATTTAGTCGCAAAGCCTTTATGTTCCAAGCAGTCCGTTTTAGCCCATGCAAGCATATAGCTATCAATATCAGGAAGACACCTGCTTTGCTCCAATATCTGAACTTGTAACTTGGTCCTTGGTTTCATAATTTAGAATAATGACATCTGTTGAACTTCTATTATCTCTTTCTTTGCCCGTGTAGGCTTTTTCTTGAGCAAGGCATACTGTTCCTCTTCCAAGCGTCTTAATGCCGCTTCACGGGCTTTCTCCTTATCCTCCTCGGTAAGTACCGTAGAGGCAGACAACCCGCTGACTGAGGATCCGGTATTTGCGGGTATCTTCTCTACTTTGATATTATCCTCATCGTAATAGTGAACCGCCATGCCGAATACCTCCGCATCAGAGATGGCAACCGCGTTGCCCCTCTTTTTCGCTTCTCCCAAGATATAGCTGCAGCATTCATCAATACTCTTGTTTTCTTTGTTATAAGCCTTGGCAAAGAGTTCGTCCGCCTTGGCACGCTCATCAAGATAAGACTTGATGGCGGCTTGAAATGAATTGTCTTTCATAATTGCTCTATCGTTACCAGTATTGTTTAAATCCTGAGTTTTATATTCATTTTTTGATATTAAGAGAGTTATACAAATAGCGATTGCTGAATACGTGATAATATCAATTTATTAGCATCAGCAAAGAACTGCTTCTTAATCTCGAACCCGTAAGCTTTTCGTCCCAATTGGGCGGCAGCCAATAAAGTAGAACCACTACCGGCACACGGATCTATGACTACATCACCCTTGTCGGTGAATATTTCTATCAATCTACGGAGTAGCGGTACTGGCTTTTGCGTTGGGTGCACCTTGGGAGTCTCACCGTCCCGCACCCAATCGAAGCAGTTGAATATCATCCGTCCGTCATTGTTGAACTTAGGGAGTTTGTCTCTATATAAAAGCAAACCATACTCACAGTTACCGACAATCTTCATGTTTGCCTTTAAGACTTGTGCGGAGAAGTCTTTTCTAAACACAAGGTTTATGTAATTATTCAGCCCGTAACGTTTCCCGAGTTCAATGTATCTGAACTGATCTTCAAATTCACAGAAGATAATCATACAGGGAGCCTTACCCTTCTCCTTCGGTTCTTTCATCAACATTTGGCTACAGAAGTGCATAAACTCTGCGGGTCTAAAGTCTTTATCTGTATCAAAGAACTCTTTGCCAGCCAGATCGCTTTCGCCATTCTTGTTATCGCCATCGACATACCAAGAAGGATTGGAGGCATAAGCGTTGTTTCCAAGATTGTAGGGCACATCTGCAATGATTAATTGTGCTTTGGGAATCCCGTAAACTTTATAATTCTGGAAATGATTATTAAATAATTCGATATCTTTCATTACTCAACCTCCTTTTTAGGTTCCCAATCGGCCGACACCTTGGCCCACTCCCTGAATGACTTGTCGAAGCCATCCAAATCGCCAAACATATCCATCTTGGATTTATCCGTAGTTACAAGCGTGGCGAACTCTCTGAAATAGCGGTCAGCACATTTCACAAAGTCGTTATGCAGCTTCTTCAGGTTTCCAAGTAACAGACCCTTGGCCAACATAACATCGGACGCTTCCTCTATCAGGCTGTTTGCCTCGCAATTCAACAGATGCGCGGCTGAGAGGAGCATGTTCATTCTGTCTATACTGCCATCTTTTACGGCTGTTTCAATTAATTGTTTCTTTGGTTTCATAATCGTATATTCTTTGCTGATTTCTTACATCTAAGCAACTCTCCTTTTCTAATGATCGCCCTATCCGTCAGAATAGTATCCTCTTTAGATCGATGTAACAAGGTGCTCTTTTTAATTCCGATTTCTCTCCTGCTTAGATGCTCAAATATGGCACTGAGAGAACCGAAGTAGTAGTTCTTCTTTTTGAAGATCAAATACACATGTATCACTTTCATATTTTCAAAAGTTCCATATATGTCATATTTGGCGTATCTGCTTCTCTTCTTTCAGACGTTTAACCTCGCCCTGATAATACTTGATCATGGCACTGTACTCAAAATCGGAGATCTTATTTGTCTGATTCTTCATGGATTCAAGCAACAGAACCGCAGGTTCACCGTATTTCAATATCAGACCACGGCGATAACCCTGCATGTTGCCTTCATCGAAACGATTGCACGATCGGCATTGGGCATTGCAGTTCTTTTCACTGAATCGGGTGGACATGTGCTGCCTGTTTATGTAGTGCCCGCAATCCGCCTGATCCAAAGGCAAAATCCTCCCACAAGAGATGCACTGAAATGTTCCGTCTTTCCTGGCGTCACGTAAACGGATAAAGCGGCTGAACACAGTATCCAACTTGTTCTTCAGATTAAGAGACTTCTTCTTTAAGTCAGTCGTTTTCTTTTTCCACATCATGCCTTTGAGTTATTAAACGGTATTGTTCGTCACTTCGAAAACGAATGGCATTTTCGTACCAGACATCATTGGCGGCCTGATATGCCTGTACACCGTTTATACGGTCTTCGTCCTTCAGCCTGGCAATAATGGCGGAACTTCTATAGGCAGTATCCCAGAACAAAGCTAAATCACCAATCCTGGGAGTCTGCTCTATATGGTCCGTTTCCTGACAGAAGAAATCTGAAAGATTTTCCAGTTCAAATGTGATTATTAACCTATTGTCTATAGCCTCAATGGAAGCATGGTGGCTTCCCGGAGGAATACTAAAGTTTTGTATCTTCATCTTATTGGTGCAGTTTTTATCTGTTATTAGCTAAATTTGACTCATAGTATCTGCAAACTCTTTTTCAAAGTCAAGTGATTCACCGGAAACATTTGCAAGTGTTGCTCTAAGCATAAAATTTCGAAAGGCTATTTGACATTTCTCTTTTGTTTCCTGCTTTACCATTTCTGCAGCTTCTAAGGCATGTTTTTGTGCTATGACATCGATATACTCATAGTAGCCACCTGCTTTATCTGTACGCTCTGAAATAAATTGCTGTACTTTTTCTGATATTGTTATTTTGCTCATTTCTGTTCTGTTTTGAATATTATTTTTTATGACATTGAACGCAGAGTGCCCCTTCAGGAAAGTTGTAAAACCCTTCTCCGTCTCCAAACACTTTGCCACACTTTGAGCACCTTTTCCTTGTATCTAATTCCGGGGCAATGGCTTGTTCTAATGTCAATGCCCCTTTATTGGGAACTCCATAAACGTAAATATCGCCCTCCAAGTCATTAGATGCAATGTATTCTTGTGCTGCTTGAAGTGCATCTTTCCAAGAATTGAAACACTCGGTTGGTTCTCCTGCTTCGTATGAATAAAACCTATCACCGTTAGAATCTATCTCCTTTTGCGTGATGGGTCTTTTTAATTTATCCCTACGGAAGTCATCGCAGCTATCGTAGTATTCAACTGATACATAATAATGAATGGCTTCTATACACCTTCCGCAGAACGTTGTAAGTTCAACTATTATCTTTTTGCTCATTTTTTATTTGTTTAGAGGTATTTCTTTAGTTCTTCTCGATCTATAAAAAAGGCACATGCCATATACTTACCTGGTAAACCCATTGTTTGGGCAAGGGCATCATCTCCGCAAACTTTTTCAGTCCCAAAGCCAACGATTGAGCCGCGCGGATCATCTTTAACATCGACTATCGTAGTGGTCATTCTCAAACCTTTATTGTCATCTGCTGCCATTCTCTTAATAGCATCCAGAATTTTATTACCATCACTATTCATTTCTTCTATGCTGTCTAATTCTCTCCTAAGCTCTATGATTTCATCCGAACGGGATTCATAACCAGCCGTTACACAATCACTGATGATTGTTGTTAAATCAATGCCATGTACTTCAAGGCATTTTTCAATAAAGTCGCTATAATAGCGATTAATTTTTCCTTTTGCTTCTTCTATCTTTTGCTTCATTTCTATTTGGATTTGAATTTAATAGGCGATTGAATCATAGAACTGCCGGTTACGCAAGTACTCTTTTACCACATCCGATGAAGTGGCACGATCACCGATACGATCATGGATGTACTGGTACTTCTCAAAACTCATACCTGAGAGTATATCATCATTCATCTCTACGTTGCCGGCATAGATGCAACCGGCAACCGTAACTATGGATATGATGACCATAAGCAGATGCTTAGAAAGACTATTCATATTCTTCATCGGTTCGTTTATTTTTAAGAATTGAATCAATATCACTTATTTTATAGCGACGCTTCCCGCCTATCTCAACAGGACATAAGTACCCCTTTTTGTTCCAACTCCATAAAGTACTACGATTAACACAAAGCATCTTTGCGGTTTCGTTGACGGTTAAATACTCTTCATCCGATTTCATATTAGAGGCCAAAACCTCTTTGATCGTCTGTTTTATAATATGATCCGCAAACTCTTTCAAATCAGTAGATTTTATTGTTACACTTAAATTTGAATCACTACTCAGTATTTCTTTAATGCTCATTTGTTACCTCCTTTCCTCGCTGATTACCATTCAAAATGTAGTCATAAAGCCTCTGAGCATCTTCTATCCGGAGATACACCTGGTCTTTATTGGTCTGCTCTATGCAGTATTTACGAAGTTCTATATCACTAAGAGATGAAGGCGGCGTAATAGTACCATTAGGCGTGGCGCTTTCGGGGCTGAGGCCGGATTTAGAGACACTCTCTGATTTGAGATTAAGCTCTTTTCCCGCTTCTTGCATTCCCCTTGCTAAGAGATGTACTGGAATGCCGTAGAACTTACAAATATCCTCCAAGCAGTCACGGAGACTCCGTGTGCTATCTAAATCCAGAGGACAGAGGCTGGATTTAGATGCGTTCTCTGAGTCGGGGCTAAGATCTTTCTTCGATTCACCGATATACTTCACTAACAGATGCTTTAAACTACTATAGGTTCCATATATATCATTCCGACTTTCTTTTGCGGATTCGTCGATTAAGTTCCTTATATTGCAACATTGCCAAATGACAGCCACTCCAAGTACCAGCACGAGGGCGGCAATTAATGTTAAAAAGATAATTGTTCCTGTAGTCATTGTTATTTCTCCTTATTGTTTTAATTTAGTTATTACTCAAATTCTATTGTTTCATCTCCCTGGTAATGATCCGCGAAACATACCGGACATACTGTTATCATTTTAGTGCCGGGATGTCCGGATATGATAGCCTCAACTTCGATACTGATACCTTCACCCGGTTCTATTTCGATTCCGCAATCTTCGCAATGAAGATGATCGGGCGGGCATTTGCACAGATCAGGACAGAGGCGGCAATTGCCGATGCAGTTCGTTTTTTCTTCCACTGTCAATCTTTCCTATTTTAATCTCATTACTGCTGTTGTATCAATCCGGCCGGCGCTGGACACGCTAAATAGATATCCTTTCTTTTTCAGCTTAATAGCTGCATTGCGGATAGAGTACTCTTTGAAATCTTTGATGTTGATTTCAATAACTTCTTTTACGGACATGTTGGCTAATGTTCCGGTCAATGATTTTTTGGTCACGAAATTTGTTGTTTCCATAATTTAATATTATAATTGTTGATTATTTCAAATTGTAATTCGTGGTTAATAGGGTTTGATATTAATCACGATGCAAATATAAAGATTATATTCTTTTATATCCACTTTATCAAAGAATATAATCTTTAATTAACACTTATTAAAAAAACGCACTATGACAGTCAAAGAGAAAATCAAAGAATTCCTTGATTATAAAGGGATTTCACCGACATCAGCAGAACGAGAATTAAATTGGGGAGTTGGCGCTTTCACCAAGCCTAAAAGCATAACCGTAGATAGAGCTAAAGAATTTCTTCTTTTATACACTGATTTATCCTCTGAATGGCTATTCCGTGAAATTGGAGAAATGATCAGGCCTACAATAAATGAAACCAAAATATCACCTATCAACGTCGATGGTGAATTAACAAATACAGAAATGGAAAAAGAAATCAAGAGATTAAGAGCATCGATAGACGCTCTCATCGAAAAGAATGAAAGGTTAGAGGCTGAATTAGCCAAGTATAGAGAAAAAGAAAGTCTAAATAAAGGACTTGCAAGCTAACACTCATACCTAATATTGATAACAAAATTATAAAAAAGAACCAAACCTAACGCCTATGGGTGGGAAGGTGGGTATTAGTAATATTAAAATAACTAAATATGAAAAAAGGATTTTTACTATTTTCTCTCTTATTCATTTTCTTCTTAAACAGCTACGCTCAAGAAGAAACTCTAACTAATAAATCTATCGTTGATCTATCAGAATTAGGATTTTCCGACGATCTAATAATAACTAAGATTAAAACGAGCAAAACCGATTTTGATACGAGCACTGAAGCTCTGAAAAACTTAAAAGAAGCGGGAATCTCCGACGCAATCATAAAGATAATGATGAATGTAGAGCACGATAATACCTCTAACTCAGAGCAGGCAGAAGCGAAAACAGGTATTTACACTAAAATAAACGGAGAATTTATAAAAGTGTTGCCAACTGTTTTTTCTGGAACTAAAACCAATATGTTGGCCTCCGCCTTTACATATGGAATCGCAGATACCAATATTAAATCAACATTAGCAGGATCCACCTCACGAAATATTATTCCCTACAACAAACCTGAATTCTTTTTCTATTTTGCGGAGACGCAAAATAACGCATTCACTATCGGAGCTGCAAACTGGTGGTTTATGTCCTCCACTTCTCCTAACGAGTTTGCACTTGTCAGATTATCTCAAAAAAGAAATAAAAGAGAGCTTAAAACCGGCAAAGTAAACGTCTATGCAGGTTCAGAGATAGGAATTGATAGTAAAAGCACTATCGAATTTAATATTATTCAAATAGACGAGCATACCTTTAAAGTAATTCCGGATCAACCCCTACCCCCCGGAGAATATTGTTTCTTTTATCAAGGAACAATACCTCATGCCGGATTTGTTAACCAATCCGTGTTCGATTTTTCAATTCAACCGAATGAATGA